CACCGGCTCCGCAACGATGGGCGTCAACTACGCCATCGCCATGCAACCCGGCAACAAGGCGTACTACGTCCAAGCCGACGCCACCAGCTTCGACGCCCAAATGGCCGAACTGGAATCCCTCGCCTCGCAAATGTCCACGCTTGGCGTCACCAAACTCTTCGGCCAAAAATTCGTGGCCGAATCCGCCGAGGCCAAGCGCATCGACCAAGCCCAATCCAACTCCGTCCTTTCCATCATCAGCCAAGAACTGGAGTCCGCCCTCAACCAAGCCTTCGCCTTTGCCGCCCAATACGTCGGCCTGGAACCTCCCGAAATCACCATCGACCGCGACTTCGACTACTACCGCCTAATCGGCCAAGACGTAGCCGTCCTGGCACAACTGGCCGACACCGGCAAGATCAGCAACGCCATGCTGCTGGAAGTCCTCCGCCGTGGCGAAATCCTGCCCGACAACATCAACATCGAAGAAGAACTCTTGGACCTACCAGATAACAGCGACCTCGAAGAAGTCGAGCAACCCGAGGCCGAGGAATCCGAAACCGATACAATGAACGAATCGGAGGTCGAGTAGTCCCATGGCCGTCTCCCCTGGCACCTACAACATCCGCCTGCAGCGCCGCGCCGACTACTCCGTAGCGCTCCAGTTCAACGACAGCACTGGAGCAGCAATCAACCTCACCGGCTGGACCGCCTACGCCCAAGCCTGGAACCGCGACCGCACAACAAAATACGCCGACTTCGCCATCACCTACACCAACCGCGCAAGCGGCCAAATCACCATCTCGCTAACAGATAGTCAAACAACGACGTTCCCCAACGAATGCTATTACGACGTCCTACTGGAGAACCCCAGTACGATCCGTGAATACTATCTCGAAGGAACTATCTATGTATCCGAGGGCTATACAGCATGACATCCGTAAATATAAGTGAGTCTACGAATACTGTAAATGTAACCACAGGGGACAACACAACCGCTGTTGTATCTGTACCTGTAACCACGGTGGTTACAGCCACCGCGACAGGACCGCAAGGTGCCCAAGGTGTAGCGGGACCAGTCGGCCCAGCCTCGGCTTTCTTCATTTACAACCAAGCGACTGCAGCATCCGAGTGGACAATCAACCACAACTTGGGCTTCAAGCCCAGTGTCCAAGCTTTTGATACCGGCAGCCAACAGATCGAGGGCCTGGTCACGCACTTAAGCATCAACACGACAGCTATCGTGTTCGTAGTACCTGTTGCCGGGTTTGCGCGGCTGACCTGACATGAGCAAGAAAATCTTTACCGATTTTGACTTCCAGTCGGTAAGCAAAGTCGTAAACCTGCCGACACCGAGTAGTGCGGGCGACGCGACTTCGAAAAGCTACGTGGATAGCTTGGTTGAGGGCCTCGCTTGGAAGGACGGCTGCCGAGTCGCCACCCAGTCAAATCTCAACCTGGCCAGCCCAGGCGCCACGATCGACGGCATCACGATGACGTCATCGGATCGCGTGCTGGTCCGTTCACAAAGCACCGCCTCCCAGAACGGCATTTACGTCTGGAACGGCGCCGCTGTCGCCATGACGCGGGCACTCGACGCCAGCACCTTCCCCGAGCTGGAGCAGGCCGTCACCACTGTCGAAGAAGGCACAAGCGCTGCCACCAGCTACCGGCAGGATCAGATCAACGGCACGATCGACAGTAGCTCTATTAGCTGGGTCACCTTCGGGACGGCAGCCCCCGCCGCGTCTGAGACGACCGCCGGCATTGCCGAGATCGCCACGCAAGCCGAGGTCAACACCGGCACTGACGATCAGCGGTTCGTCACGCCGCAGAAGCTGGCCAGCTGGTCTGGCCGGATCAGGAAGTTCTCAGTCAGTATCGGCGACGGCACCAACACCAGCTACACGGTGACGCACAACCTCGACAGCCTCGATGTGGCTGTGACGGTCTTCCAGAACAGCAACGGCGAGGAAGTGATCACCGATGTGACACACGCCACGGTGAACACGCTGACGGTGGTGTTTGCGTCTGCTCCAGCCTCTAACGCCTACCGCGTCGTGGTTGTTGGCTGATGACCCGTAATCTGCTCACAGGCGCCAACCTATCCGGCCCGCTGGAATTAAACGGCAGCGCGGGCACCAGCGGCCAGGTGCTGCAATCAGCCGGCGCCGGCGCACTCCCGACCTGGGCATCCGCTCCAGCTGCTGGCGCGGGCGGCAGCACGGGTCAGGTGCAGTTCAACAACGCCGGCGCTCTGGCGGGCGCTGGCGATGTGACGATCCACGAGGGCGATCTGGTTCTTGCGGACAACGCTGCAGCTACCGCGCCGGCAGCCGGCAGCAAGCTCGCGGCGCTGTCAATCGGCGGTCGCTCCATGCCGAGCTTCAAGAACAGCTCCACATCGGCCGCTGCTGCACTGCAGCCGACATTTGCTCAGAACCGCGTGAGCATCTGGCAGGGCGCCTCTGGATCGAACGCCCCTGTTGCCTTGGGCATTGCCACGCTGACCGCAACAGGCACCGCAACATCCGCCAACATCGCCACCACCAACAGGCAGACGCGAACGCAGCGCCTTGAGTATCTCGTCACCACCGCAGCCACTACAGCGGTTGCCGGCTGGCGCTACCCCAACCTCGGCTGGACTGTTGGCGGCGCTGCTGCGGGTGAGGGCGGCTTCTTTTACGTCTGCCGCTGGGGACCAGCCACCGGCGTGGCAACCGCTACGAATCGCGCCTTTGTCGGCATGGCCAACACTACTGCCGCGCCGACCGACGTTCAGCCGAGCACGATCACCAACATCGTCGGCATGGGCTGGGACGCAGCAGACGCCAACATCCAGATCATGCATCGCGGCACTGCTGCAATCACCAAGATCGACCTCGGCGCCAGCTTCCCCGTGCCAACAACAGACCGCACCAAGGCTTATGAGCTGGTGATGTTCTCACCCCCCGGCAGTACGCAATCGGTGAACTACACCGTGACCGACCTCGGCACCGGAGCCACGGCCTCTGGCACGATCGACACCAACATGCCAACCACCACCACGCTCCTGACCCAGCGTGGCTGGATGAGCGTTGGCGGCACCAGCAGCGTGATCGGCATCGCCCTGATGAGCTGCTACCTAGAGACCGACTATTAAGAGCGCGTCCCTATTTCCGAATAGCGAATACCTGTCCCCGTACTGTTAACCTATAAGGGTCCAAGTAGTACACAACCGTGCCCGAAGAACAGCAAGCAGTAGCCGCTCCCGTGGAGCCAACTGCCCCTCAGCCTGTGGCTGGTAGCTCCGATCTGGCCGCCCAACTCGACGCGCTTCGTGCGAAAAACCAAGAACTGATTGCCGAGCGCCGCAAAGACCGCGAAAACCGCGAAGCCCTCCAACAACAACTCGACGAAATTCGCGCCAGTCAAGAACAAGCCAAAACCGCCAAACTTGCCGAATCCGGCGAATACCGAACCCTCTGGGAAGAAGCCCAACAAACCGTCTCCGACCTCAAACAACAACTCGCCACCAAAGAATCCGAAGTCGAGCAAATCCGCCAAGGCTTCACCCAAGAACAACTCCGCGCCAGTGCCATCGGCCAACTTTCCCAGTCCGGTGCATTGGCGCCCGATCAGCTGTATCGTCTATTGCAGGAGAACCTTCGCGCCAAAGACGGAAAGCCTGTGGCTTATGTCGGTGGCGTAGAAGTTCCGATTGGCGAATACATCGCCAACCTTAAAAACCCCGGCAGCGGTTACGAGCATCACTTTGCAGCCACGAACCGCGCCGGCATGGGTGTAGCAGGTAGTGCCCGCTCCACCGCCCTCCCCGGCCAAGCCAACCCCTGGTCTAAGGACGGCTGGAACATCACTCAGCAAATGATGATGCTCTCCACCGACCCCGACAAAGCCAGGCTCCTCCGAGCCGAAGCCGGCCTCAACTAGCCCCTGTGGGGCACCTCCCCAACCCTGACTCCACCGGAGCTATCCCATGTCTTCCTTTACCGGAAACTACGGCTCAACTTCGACGTTCCTGTCGAACCTTGTTGCCCGCCCCGAGTTCCTGCAGTACACCGCCGAGGGCATCTTCGAGCAATCGAAGTGGGTCCAGAGCGGCATCGTGCAGCGCAACGCTGCCCTTGACGCCCGTGCTGGCGGCACCCGCGTGCGCGTCCCCTTCTTCGACCCCATCGCCCCGACTGAGACCCAGATCCTCAGCAACAACACCTGGGGTGGTGGCAGCGGCTTCCTCGTTCCCCAGAACGTGACGGCCGACGAGCAGATCATGACGATCCTGCACCGTGGCTTCGCCTACGCCGCTGACGACCTCAGCAAGCTGGGCTCTGGCGCCGATCCACTGGCCCACGTCCGCAACCAGCTGACCGCCGCCATCAACAAGCTGAAGACCGCCACCCTGGCAAACCAACTGCTGGGCCTGTTCGGCGGTATCAGCGGCGCTGGCGTGCTGGGCGCCAACCAGACGAACAAAACGTTCGCTGGCGTCCCCGGCTCCATGACGGAAGCCAACTTCCTGAACGTGGCCAACGTGGTGGCCGCCAAGGCCAAGCTGGGCGAGCGAGGTGACAACCTCGACTCCATCGCCATGCACTCCAACGTGGCGTACTACCTGCAGCAAGTCGGGATGCTGACCTTCAGCACCTCGGCCCTCTCCACCGGCGGTTCCATCGTCTGGGGCGGCGGCGGTGTGGGTGTGACTCAAACCGAGTCCGCCTTCTTCGCCGGCCTGCGCGTGGTGATCGACGACCAGCTGACCTTCCTGACCGGCGGCACCTCCACCCACGTGGTGAAGTACCCCGTGTACATGTTCGCCTCCGGCGTCGTGTCCGAAGGCATCCAACAGGATCTGCGTCTGGCCGCCGACCGCAACATCCTCTCCATGCAGGATGTGCTGGCCGTGGATTACCACTACGGTTACCACGTCACTGGTACCAAGTGGAACGTTGCCGGCGACAACCCGACCAACGCTGCCACCACCGGCAACCTGGGCGACACCGCCAGCTGGAGCCTCGTCTACAGCGCCGCCAAGCAGGTGCCCCTGTGCCGCCTGCTGGTCAACACGCCGTTTGATACCACTGCATACTGATTCATCAGTACAACGGTACAAATATGGCCCCCATTACGGGGGCCTTTTTTATTATCAAAGCCCGCCTACTCGAATCCTCTCCTGCAACTCAAACACTTCCGGCGTGTTCATCGTCATCTTGTAAGACTGCAGGAACAGCTGCGTTACCACAGCAAGGCTGACCTGGAGCCGCGTAGAAATCTCCTGCGTACCCAGTCCCTCCTCACTCTGCAGCCGCCGCACCTCCAGCGCCACCTCCTCCAACTTCCTCACTGCATTACCAGGCAATGCAGAATTTTCTTTCTGGACCTCGGCTTCTACGCTGGCCTCAGTTGACTTGCGAGCGGGCATGAGCATGGTACGTCTCTACGTGTTACAGGATAGTCGCCACTGGCACGAGGATGTCCCTTATGGCCAACACCTAGAACGCGCCGCCGACATCGAACTGGAGGGCGGCACCGTCTATCACGCCAGCATCCTGCCCAAAACAAGCACCCGCCCCACGCGCAGTAGACTCAAACAAAGGCTTTATTGACCGTGCCTGCAGTCGTTGACGCCACTCTTAGCGGAACCTCGGCTAACAGCTACGTGACGCTGGCTGCTGCCGACACCTACTTCGAGACCGTCCCTGACAGCAGCGACTGGACCGGCAAAACCACCGACGCCAAAAACCGCGCCCTGATCTCCGCCACCCGCTGGATCGACGGCCTCAGCTTCTACGGCGACCGCTGCACCACCACTCAAGCCCTGAAGTGGCCCCGCGACAACTACACCGTCGATGACGTTGACCTCGCCTGCTCCCTGATCCCCGAAGGTATCAAGGTTGCTACCTACGAACTCGCTCGCGCCCTCGCCAACGACACCAACGCCATCACCGGCAGCACTGGCACTACCGGCATCTACGACGAGGTGAAACTGGGCGACCTCCAAGTCAAGTACAAATCCAGCTCCACCACCTCCGGCGTCATCAACAACGTCTTCGACGTCTACCCCTGGCTCCAGTCCTATCTCGGCCCCTACTGCCAATCCGGCGCCGCCAACTACGCCGTCCGCCTGCTGAGAGGTTGACATGAGCCTCATCGACACCACCTTCGCCCCCATCCCCGGCCCGCTTTTGACGGACTGGGGCTCCGACATTACCTACATCAAGGCCGCCACAACCGAAACCTACAGCCCGACAACCGGCCTAGTCAGCGGCGCCGAAGTCTCCTTCACAGTCCGCGCCATCATCACCCAAGTCAACCCCGAAGAGTTCGACAGCACCTACCAAACCACCGACCTCAAACTCATCATCGGCAACAGCGAGCTTGGTACATACGCCCCCAGCATCCGCGACCGCATCGAATACACCGACAACAGCACTACGAAAACCGCCCGCATCATCAACGTCAAAACAGTACGCGGCGACTCCCCCATCTACCACACCCTCATTGCGAGGCCCCAATAATGGCGAGAGCTAGAAACGGTTTCATACAACTAGCCGAAAAACTAGAAGCCGGATTTTTAGCCCCGTTCATTCTGGGCGTGGCACGATCTGCACAAGGAGTTGTGAAAGACCTCCAAGAGCTGGGGCCTACTTGGTCAGGAGAGTTCGCAAACTCATGGGAGATCGCTAGTTCCAGTAAGGTCACTAGCGGTAGCGGTGCCCCTGGTGCGCCTCAACGCTTACTCGCTCCCATACTCACAGTAAGCGAGTACAAGTTCAAACCCGAAGTAAAATACTACATTGCTAACAAAGCCCCTCACGCAGATGTAGCACTGGATCTAGCTCCCTACATACCCGAGCTGGATAAAAACGTAGAGTTTGGCAATCCACAAAAAGGCAATAAGCGCCGTTACGGATTCCGTCCTGAGGGCGGCCGACGCGGTGAACTGAGCGGCTCTGGCCCCAACAGTGCCAGCGCACCTCTTGATTGGTACGCCAGATACGTCCGAGGGGGCCGCCTCGACAAAACAATAAGCGTTTACATGGACCAGGCCATGCGGAACGTAAAACTATGAACTACCAAAACATCCGCGCCGTATTCGAGGCCCCGCTACTGACGGCATACAACACCTTGGTGCCATCCGTCCCGGTGTACTTCGACAACGTGATGAACGATGGCGCCGACAGCGCCGAGGAGTTTGTCCACGTCAACATCCAATTTGGCCTAACAACCGAATCCAGCCTGACAACCAACCACGAATACGTGCGTGGTGTAATCGTCATCCGCGCCTACACCCCGAAAGGTAAAGGCCCTGCCCGCAATCAAGAACTAATCCAAGTCGCATACGACATTCTTAAGACAATCAATGACACGCCTAAGCAATCGACAGGCATCTACACCCGCACCGGCTCAATCGAAGGCCCCTCGTTCAGCCCTAACTTCAGCGGCACTGTCCCCGATCAACAATCCCGCCGCGCTTTTACGCCATTCTTTATATCTCGCATCGAGACCGGCTTCCAGGCAACCATCACAACTTAATAGTTCCAATCACTGGAGCTAACCTGTACTAAGCCGGGCCGTGCCCGCGTCCACACCTCTTTAGGTACCTCCCATGGCCACCGTTCTTTCGGGCACCTCCGGCGCCCTGTACTACACCCCCGCTGGTACATCTGTTACCACGCTCGTCGCTACCGCCTTCCCCGCCACCGGCTCCAACATCACCGTTGGCACCTACCTCGGCTTCAAGGTCAACGACCCCGTGACTCTGACCTACCCCGTCGGCGCCACGACCACCAACGCAATCGCCGCTGGTGCGTACTTCGTCAAGACTTACGTCCCCGCCACCGGCATCATGACCATCAGCTCGACGGCTGGTGGCGCTGCCGCTACGG